TAGTTGTTTTGCCGCCAAAATAAGAATATCCGTTGGTTATATATAACGACCATGCATTTGTAATTGAACTAGGAGAATTAGTATATGGAGAACCAACAATTTTTAATGTAGCTGCATTTGTTATATTTACTCCACCTCCAGCATTATCGTCAACAACAACTTGATTCAACACAACAGTATTAAAATAAGTACCACTAGCAGCACTATCTTTTATATAAGTTCCACCTGCAACATTTAAAGCAATTCCTCTATTTGCGTCTGAAAAAGTTTCTGCATCATTTCTACAGTTTGCATCTATTCTTATATTTGACCAAGCTGTATCGTATGCATTATCTGCTGTTACAGATAATTTACCGCCAATAAAAACATTGTTAGATTGTTTAATAGCGGTAGTAGATGCATTAGTATCAGTTGCTATATAAAGCGCGTATCCATCTGTTAATGTAGATACGTTAGTTCCTTTAATTGGTCCACCAGCAATATATAGTGTAGTTCCAATTGTAACTGTTGATGCCGAAGTTGCTGCAAGTGTTGGTCTAGCAATACTGTGTGACGCTACAGTTCCGCTTAAAGTACCAGTTGAAGTATATGTAGCTGAATCAATACGCAATCCAACACCTGAAGTAGTCCAAGCTGCTGAACTTAAAGCAGTTGTACCAATTTGAAGCCTTGCAGCAGGAGTAGATTGATTAATCCCCAAACCTGTTGCGGTATATGAAAGTGTTGAGCCTGTTGATAATGCACTTGTACTCGATGCGTAAGGTATCCCATTTGCTGTAAACGCTGCTTGGCTAACATTAATACCTGCACTTGTACCATCAAGATAAATTGAACGTGATGACGGATACGTTAGGAATACGCTGACTGTGCCTGAGAAAGTTACAGCAGAATCAGAGTTACTAGATGAAAGAATAGTTGTACGTGTTAGGGTAGGACCAGTAGTTGAATATGTACCTAATCCAGCCTCCCAATTACCATTCGTATCGGTAGCTGCGTAATATGTAGTATTAGTATTTCCAACAACAGAAAATGATTGAAACCCTGCAATAGCACCACCAAGCGTAAAGCTAACGGTAGTGTTTGCCGTAGCAGTCTCTTTTACGCGATCTTTTAATACTAAAGCCATTATTGCCTCAACCAAGTATTAGGACTGCTTGCAACTACAGTCCATGAATTATCGTTACTAGATGGAATTATCCATGTACTGCTTTCTGGACTTACTGTATTCCATTGAGACGTATTACCAGATTCATTATCCCAATTGCTTGAGTTAGGAGTAGTATCTATCCACTCCTCACCTATTATCTTACCATTAGCGTTTACAGAAGTTACTGAACTTATAACACCAAATGCGTCATATGTAGCACTAGATAAACATTCTACGCTTGATAATACATTTACATAAGCAAAATTAGAAAAAGTAGCATTAGCTAAAGCAGAGACTAATGCAGTTCCATTAATAGAACCAGAAGTATCCTGTACCCTAGTCCCATTAGATGCTACCGTAGCAGTACCATTAACAGAGCCAGAAGTGTTTTGCACTCTAGTTCCATCAGATACTACTGTTGCAGTTGCATTTACACTACCACTACCACTTAAAATTAATAATGCATTTGTTGTTATAAATGCCGTTGCGTTAATACTTGCCGATGCATCTATAGGCTGATTCGGTATGCAACTAACGTCAGCTAAACAAGAAACAGAAGCACTAGAACCTGTTTTTATTATTCCATTAGTGCTAACTGTTGCAGTTCCATCAATATATATGACAGCACTAAGAATTCGTATTGCATTAGCAGCAACATCAGCAGAAGCATTAATACTTGCAGATGCCTCTACATAACCACCAACATCATTGAGTGTGGCAAATGGACTTTCTGCAAAAGAACTTATGCCAAACATTATTTATTTCTACGCAAGAGTTACGCTAAGATTCCCAACAGAAACCCTAAATATATCTCCAGTAGCAATAGTTTTAGATGCATCCAATGGTGTGTGATACAGCAAATTACCAGAAGTTAATGCATCACGAATGCCTATGTGAGTTACGGTTCCCCATGATCCACCAGCAGCAGGAAACTCAATAGCAGCACTATTGGTAGACACTCCGTTACTGGGAGCACCCATCGTAATAGTCTGACGAGCGTAAGAAGTTCCTGATACCTCTGTGCCTGTATCTGCATCAGTAGGGTCAGTCGTATATAACGCCAAGTAAATGGTAGTCGGAGCAGTATAACTAGTAGCTCTTAACGTACCGTTAATTAACGCATTTTCTAAGTAGTTCGACATCTCTGCCATAATTTACCTCACGCTCATTGACATCGGTTGACCACCATATTCACTACTCTGGTCAGCCACGCTTATTGTTGAAATTGCACGATCATACAAAGTTCCCCAAGTCTGAAGCCTTGCATCATTCATTAAATATGGAGCAGCTTCTCCCAATGCAGCATACAACAGAGCATCAGGATAGTTAGCTAAAAATATATTAGATGAAGTAGTGCTGCTTAATACTGTTGGTTTTGCGTAATACAACATTTGTACGCTGTAAGTAGTATCAGGAATTGGAGCAAACTGAATCTCTGACGAAAGTATCGTATAGTTTACTGGTTTACCTGAATCAGTAGTTCGTGATGTTGCAAAAAATGCATTAGGAGACAAATACTTTACTGGTGATGCAGGATTAGTGCGTAAATGTACGTCACGCATCTCTAAGAAGTCCGTAGGGATGCCTAATGTCTCCTGACCTGCTGTGGTATCAGCACGAGCAACAACAAGCATCTTGCGTGTTCTAAGCTCTCTAGCAAGCCTAGCCTCAGCTAAAGCAATAAAAGTAGGAATAATAGTCGTTAAATCTGGTCGCGCTAACCAATCAGCAACCATCAATTTAAAGCCAGTATAGTTAGTGAAGTTAGCTGTAGTATCAGGCAACCTTACTTCAGCCACAACCTTATCAAATAACTGTGACCATGTTGCAATTCTTGCATCGTCTATAAGGTATGGCTGTGCCTCAAGGAGTGAGCCATACAAATAAACATCTGGATGTGCTGTTAGAAGCCAGTTAGTAGTTACGCTGGTAGATAATGTAGTTACACCAACAAATCTACGCTGTAACTTAGCTTCGCAAAGATCAATAAAATCAGGAATCTCGTCCGTTAAATCAGAACGAGCTAAATAGTTCGCAATTGCAGCTTTTAAGTTTGTATAGCTATTCAATGCCATCGCTATTTCCCTGAGTTATGCTTCTCAACTGCATCTTCTTCTACATCTTCCCATCGATACTCATACGTTCCAATGTGACCAATATGCTTAGACAGACTGTGATCTACATGCGCTTGAAATCCATTATCTAAGGCTTTGACGCAGAAATGTACATCCTCACCAATGATTCCCTTAGAACCCCAACCTACGTCATACCACGGCTTCTTTATGGTATTAAATACATCTTTGTGGATCATCACAACACCGCCACCAACAGCTGTACAAGGCTCAATACCTTCTTTACCTCTAGAGTCTATTTTATGCCATGCGTGATGAATAATCTTGCCTTCTTCATCTTTTTCTATCTGAAGATTTAACGCTGTTGGCAATGTTGGCATACGTCTAGTTACCGCATTAACGCCAACAATAGGAACATTCCTACTTAACAGTATTTCTATCGTATCAGCAGGGAACCGCATATCTGAATCAATGAACAGAATGTAGTCACAACCTTCGCTTAACGCAGCATCAACCAGCTTTTCTCTCTGATCGAATATCAACGTACCAGCCATTGTGTACAACTTCAGACTATTCTCACCAGAACCACAGCGAAACTTAGAGTCTCGTCCTACCATCTTCGCTAAATCAAACGCAAATCCAGTATGAACTTCATCCCTAGCCGGAACACATACGCCAACTGTTATACCCATTAGATATTACCCCTATAGACTTTCCATTGTGCATTATCGGAATCATTGAGCCATCGAGCAAAACCAGCATCATCAACGATTACAAAGCCCTTCATAATACCCTTTTTATTCAAGTCATCAATGACCGTAAAAGGTATCCTAGCTATGTGGTGTAAGTCGTTTAGATTTCCTGTCCTTGCCTTGTCTGCCTCTCTGATATGGTTGTTACTATCAAGTATCTCAGTAACATCCTGTTTAGTTTCGATGATAATCCCACCATCACCGTCCGCATGAACAACCTGTTGTCTATAGTCCATAAGTCCTCGTAAATGCCCCCAATCCGAAGATCAGGGGCTATTCAATTACAGAGCCATGTTCAAGTCAGCAACGATACCGTGAGCGGCTTCGTTCTTAACTTCCAATGTGCACTCAACCAAAATCTGAGTCTTGTCAGAGTCACCAGCTTTTGCAAGCTCGTTAGTCATGAAAGGACGCAGATATGCGATTGCAGCGTACTCAGGATCAAGTACCAAAGCATCGCGTGTACGCATGAAACGATTAGGAACAACACTCATTGAACCGAAATCCGACAAGTAAACGTCAGCAGCACCAACGATAGTAGCTTGTGAACCACCTGTACCACCATTGACGTTATAACGATAATTTGACAGACCTGTGAAAGTCGAAACCTTCTGCTTACCCAATGCACCAACCATCAGAATCTTAGGTACGCCACCAGATACAAATACCTCTGAAACCAATGATTTCAGCAGAGTCTCAGTAAATGTACGTGTGTTACCGTCTGTACGAGTCGATACACCGATAGTTGTAGGATCAGCACCGTTAGTCTGAGCGTCAGAGTTGGTCTTGATCCATGACAGCAACGAACCCATTTTACGAGCAGTAGAGTTAGTAGTACCAGCCGAACGACCTTGGTTGCTCAACAGGATAGTTTCCAAGTCACGCTTGATTTCTTGCGATGCCTTAGCCAACTGGTATGCCTTCTCAGACTTACGACCAGCCTTGTTAACTGTGTCCAGAGTGCCAGAGACTTTGATAGTCTTTTGTAGAATCTGTGTGTAGTTACCCAAGCGAGTAGTAGGCGACAATGTAGCGTCAGAAGCGTCAGCACCTTCAACAGCAGCGTTGTTGGTAGTTGCAGCAGCCAACGAGTCAGTTTGCCACTCGTGATAAACAGCAGTAGCTTTAGTCTTGCCAATGGAACTCATGAATGGAGTTTCAGTTGGGCTGATGTCATAAATTACATCGGTCAAATCTTCACGCTGACCAATTGCGTCATAAGCATTATAAATAGCCATGATTCAATCCTTTATAAAAATCGTTCAAATACACTAGCCGCATCGCGGACAC